GATGGCTTCGTTTGCCGCTACTCTTGAAGCTGCAAAAGCGAAAGATCCAAGTTTCTTATTCGTTTCTTACGATGACTTGGTAAAAAATACACAAGCAGTTTTAAATAAGATTTATAGTCATATTCAAGAAGATCCGTTTGTTCACAACACGCAGCAAGTAGATCAAGTTGTTTTTGAAGATGACGCTTCTAATAATATGCACGGCATGCACAAAATCAGGCGTAAGGTGCAGAGACAATTAAATCCCGTTGTGCTTCCAGATTGGGTTCTTACAAAGTGTAAAGGTTTAACGGAAACTTTATACTCTGAACTGGAATTTAATCCTTCTTTTAATAAAGGATTTTTACATGCCTAGAGATACAGTGAAAGAAACGGCATTAGCCACGGTAGACCTTAACATTCAGCTTCCATCTGCGAAGCCTGAGTATAATTCTATGTTGGCAAACATTGCGGACAAGGCTCCTGCAATCGCACAGGCGTCTAGTAACTTTTACAAGTCGCACTCTCAGATGATGAGCGTAACGCTAGACGTTACAGCAAATAGCTGGACAGATCCAGACCCAGATGATCCTGATGCAACGGTTGCCTTCGACGCGGCTGCACATGCTCAACGTGTTTGGGATGATCTTGACGCTTTGAACGCATAGGATATGTTACATGCCGTTAATCCCTCTTAACATTCCAGCGGGCCAATACAGAAACGGCACTGAATATCAGTCTCAGGGCCGCTGGCGCGATGCAAACTTGATCCGCTGGCACGAAGGCGCGCTGCGCCCCGTTGGCGGCTGGCGTCAGCGCGGGAGCGTTGACCTAGACGGCGTGACCCGCACGATGATTGCGTGGGAAGGCAACAACGGAGATCGCCGCGTGGCGTTTGGAACGTACAATAAGTTGTACGCCATGACGTCTAGCAACACTGTAAGCGAGATCACGCCCGTCGGCTTCACCGCAGGCAGGCAAGATTCCACGTCCTTCACTGGCTATGGTGGCAATGTTTACGGCACCAGCCTTTACGGCCTGCCCGCAGAAGACACCGGCTCTATTTTGCCAGCTACCACATGGAGCTTGGAAAACTGGGGCGAATACTTGCTGGCTAACACAGCCGATGACGGCAAGATTTACCAGTGGCAGCTTAACGCTGCAACGCCCGCCGCTGTGCTGTCAAACGCCCCCACAAACTGCTCTAGCATGATGGTCACAGAAGAGCGTTTTGTGTTTGCGTTTGGCGCAGGCGGCAACCCCCGCAAGGTTGCATGGTCTGACCGCGAGGATAACAATACTTGGACACCAGCGGCGACAAACGAAGCTGGTGACATTGAGATACAAACCAACGGCACAATCCTCAAAGGATTACGCACACGCGGGCAGTCATTGATCCTTACAGATCAAGACGCGCACACGGCCACATATAGTGGTCCGCCGTTTGTGTATGGCTTTGAGCGGGTTGGTACGTCGTGCGGCTTGATTGCGTCCAACGCAGCTGCGTCGATTGACGAGGGCGTGGTGTGGATGGGCCAGCGCTCGTTCTTCATTTACGCTGGTGGATCTGTGCGAGACTTGCCGTGCGAGGTTGCTGACTATGTTTTCAGCGACATGAACAATGACCAGCGATCAAAGGTTCACGCCGTTGTAAACAGCCGGTTTAACGAAATCTGGTGGTTTTATCCAAGCGCAAGCGCAACAGAATGCGACAGCTACGTTGCATTTGATTACGCTGAAAACATTTGGACAACCGGCACAATTGACCGCACAGCTGGTGTGGATCGAGGCGTGTTTCGTCAGCCCTTCTGGATTGCCGCTGATGGCATTTTGTATGAGCAAGAGGTTGGTTTTGATTATGGCGGTCAAGCGCCGTTTGCCGAGACAGGCCCGATTGCGCTGGGCGTTGGTGAAAACGTAATGGCGGTGCGCGGCATGATCCCAGACGAAAACACGCTGGGTGACGTGAATGCCACATTTAAGACGCGTTTTTACCCAACGGATACGGAGCGAGACTACGGGCCGTATAGCATGGCCAACCCAACAAGCCTGCGATTTACTGGACGTCAAATAAGAATGCGGGTCACAGGCAATACGTCTTCTGATTGGCGCGTCGGCATCATGCGTCTTGACGCGGTGGCTGGCGGGCGCAGATGAGCCGAATACTTCCACCCATTACGGAAAACATAAACCAGTGGGCCGAGAATATGCGGCGCTACTTGGGCCGTGCTTTGGATCAGCTGGGGTTCAAGGAAACGTATTCGTCGGCTTCCGAGAATGGCGTTTTGCTGTGGGATAACGTCAACGGATATCCCGTTGTTTCCAAAAACGGCGAGTGGCGTCAGGTTGTGCTTGAGGATGGCCACGCTGATTTTATGAAAACGGCTGACGTCGTGCCGGTAGCAGCAAACACGGCGTATAAGCTGACTTACGATGCTCCCACCGGCAATGACGGAATAACACAAGGCACGCCAGCTTCAAGGATTGTTTTTGAAGAAGCTGGCCAATACGTCATATCGTTTTCGGCGCAAATATCGTCAACGTCTGCCAGCACGGTTCACTTCTACTTCTGGCCAAGCGTGAACGGAACCAACGTGGCAGACAGCGCAATGACAACGGCGCTGCACCAAAACAACGCTACGCTGGTCACGTCGCGCACGCAGATATTCACGCTTGCAGCCGGTGATTACTTGGAAGTGAATTACATGATCGACAACACAAGCGGCTTCCTAAATTACACCGCAGCGTCTTCGCCTGTGCCAGCGATCCCAGCGTCAACTTTAGCGATCACGAGGCTTCATGGATAAAGAGCTTGAGAGATGCCGTGACTGGATTGAGGCTGCTCTGGAATATTCCGGCGGCACGCATGACTTCATTGATGTGGCAGAGGGTATATACAAAGGTAGCATGCAGCTCTGGCCTACGCCGAGGGGGTGCATAGTAACCGAAATAGTGGTATATCCGAGAAAGAAAGTTTTAAACGTGTTTCTTGGCGGCGGCGAGTTGGATCAGATTTTAGAAATGCATGAAGATGTGGTAGCATGGGCGAAATCGCAAGGATGCTCTGCATTGACTATGACGGGCCGGTTTGGCTGGAAGAAACCACTGAAGGCGCATGGCTGGGAGCCACTGCACGCCTCATATGTGAAGGAGTTTGAATAATGTCAGGCGGCAAAGGTGGATCAACAACGTCAAGCGTTGAAATTCCAGAATATATTGAGGAAGCAGCCCGCCGCAATTTGGGCAAGGCTGAAGACATTAGCCAGATTGGGTATGTGCCATATTACGGGCCTGATGTTGCCGCGTTTACGCCATTTCAAGAAGCAGGATTTCAGCAGACTGCTGACGTTGCGTCTGCGTTTGGTGTGGGGCCGCAGATGTCTCAGACGGACATTATGGGCGGCATGCCAGCGGCGACAGAGTTTACTGGTGGTGTGCGTGGATACAGCTCAGCCCCGCTGTACCAGCAAGCAGTTGACAAGCTTGCCGCGCAGCGTCCGGCGCAAGCGCAATTTATTGAAAGCTTTTTCATTGATCCCGTAACGGGCCAAGTGGGATCGCGTGTGCCGACTGAATATGATTATACATCACCCGTTGCACCTGTTGCACCTGTTGCACCTGTTGATAGCGGTGGTGGTGGCGTTGCTCCGATTGTGGCACCTGTTGCGCCCTCTGGTGGATATGACTTTACGCCATCAACAGAGGTTTTGGTTGGCCCGTTGGACGGAGATGGTCAGGAGTCTCAATTTTACAACCCAGACATTGATTATGATGACGCATTCGTGGCAGAAAGCGGCCAGTTAGTAGGGGTTCTTGACCCCAACGAGGCCGCATTAGAGGCTATGGAGGCAGAGGCTGGAATTGATCCTTCATTCTACACAGACACGCCAATTTACAGCGCATCAGACTTTCCGCTTGGCTCATCATTAAGCGGAACAGATTACACAACATATGCGCCAAGTGGCACCGACGGCTTAACAGCAATCGGCACGCCCGTAGAAAATAACGTGGCGACAAACCAGTTTGGGTCTACCATTTCCGTCGGATACGATGTCGGCCAAGTTGACCCAGCGCTTGCAGCCGCCGCTGGGTACTCTCTAGCGGGGCAGCCAGAGATACCGTCCTTGCCGCCACAAGTTCCTTACCTTAGAGACCCAGACACGCAAGCGTCTACTCTGATTACAGACCCAGCCGCGAGCATTACCGACACATCCACCGCAAGCGCGTTTACTCAGCAGATGAATGACATTCAAGAGGCGTTGATTGGCATGCTTCCACTTGATGAAAGCTACAGTGTCGGAGGGGTTAATAACCCCATTGAAACCCCGACCCTTGGCGAAATGCAGGCTGCTGCCCCGCCACAGATGGCATACAGCCCTTCGACTGGATCATATGTTGCCTTAGAAGGGGCCATGCCAACGGGTGCAGTTCGCCCGCCATCAAGACCCACAGGTGACGAGGTTAGTGGCGGTGGTCTGCTATCTGATATCGGAGAATTTATCGCCAGCGGTGGAGTTACTGGTGCCGTATTAAAGGGCGTTGGAGGTCTTTTGGAGCCTGCCCTTGGCGCAGCAGAAAGCGGCATAGCTTCAATGATTGGCGACCCGCGCACATTTGCTGAGCGTGAAGCTGACAGGCTCGAAGCAGAAAGGCTTAGAGCCATCGACAAGTCGCAAGAAGAAAGCGCCGCAGTCGAAGCGCAAAGGGAAGCGGCTTTAACTGAGCAGGAAAAGCTAAAAGTGGCCGACCCAGAGGCGTTTGTCGCTCAGTTTGACAAGGAAGGCAAAGCAGACGCCAAGAAGGCTGTTAAGACTGCGCAAAATTTAGCTGTTGCTCCAAGACCGCCAAAGCTAACGGGTGGTAAGGCAAAAGACTGGATTAAGGCCAACGTAGGCGTCAGCGTAGATAAAAAAGATGCAACTGACTATATCCGCTCATTGCAGCAGGATTGGGATAGGCAGAACGGATAAAGGAGACAGAAATGGCTGGACAAGGTTCAAAAGGTGGCGGTCAGGTAGTCGCTCCAACAATGGGCGCAGCGCCTGCATCTGGCATGGCCCCGATGGCCCCGCTAGCGCCGACTGCTGGGTTTAACGTAAACCAAGCATCTGCTGGCGCATTGCAAGGCGCGCTTGGCGGCACGCAGGCGGCAATGACAGGCCCGCTGCAAGTTGGCGCGTATATGAACCCGTACACGCAGAACGTAATTGATCGCACGCAGCAGGACATTGCTCGGCAGCAAGAGATGGCGATGAACCAGCTTGGCGCTCAAGCAACAAGAGCGCGTGCATTTGGCGGATCCCGCCAAGGCGTTGCAGAGGGTGTTGCCGCCGGAGAGTTTGGGCGCATGGCGGGCGATATTGCCGCTCAGCAGCGTCAGACTGGATATGGCACAGCGATGCAGCAGGCGATGGCTGACAGGCAGGCGCGCCTTGGCGCAGCATCGCAGCTTGGCGCATTGGGCCAGCAGGCATTTGGCACCGGCCAAGCGATCCAGCAGCAGCAGATGCAGCAGGGCCTCATGCAGCAGATGTTGCAGCAGTCTCTGATCGACGCGGCGAAGGGCCAATATGCAGGCTATACCGGCGCACCGCAGGCAGCGCTTGCAGCGCCATTGGCGGCGCTTGGGTCTGCGCCAACGCCTCAAACAACCACACAATCAAAACAGGCCGGTCTATTTGACTATCTGAAGCTGCCATTTATGTACGCGGCGATGTAAGGAATGAGCGACATGATTAACCCCAACCGCACCTTTACTGAAGAAGACTTTGTAGGACAGGAAAAGTCTGCGCGCCGTAAGGATATGGCTGGCGCGTTTGCTGGATGGTTAAACAGCATGTCGATCAACCCTGACCAAAACTTGCCGCAAGTCCTGCAAGCATCGCAAGCAAGGCGGGCAGATAAGATCAAAGGCAATCGCACGGTAAACATGCTTGAGCAAGCAGGCCGGACTGATCTTGCCGACATGGTAAAGGCAGGAACGCTAGACCCCAAGCAAGCAGCAGCGCAGCTATTTGCAGAAGCTGGCGAGCGTCGTGCGTTTGAGCGGCAGAAGGAATTGGCAAGGTTCCAAGCTGGGTTGAGGGGAACGAAGGACACTGCGCTAATTAGAAACGCGATTGCAGCAGGACTAAAGGAAGGAACGCCTGAGTTTAAAAGATACATTACGAGCGGCGGTGACATCTATAGTCAAGAAACTGCACTGCTGGCTAACCTTCCAAAGCCGCCAACAGGAATGAATTATGAGTTTGAGCGCGGCGCGAGCGGCGAGGTTACTGGTTATAAGCTTGTGCCTATGAGGGGAAGTAAGCAAGAGCGTGAAGCTATGCAGGCGGCTGAGGCGGCGCAGGCGGCAGAAGCTGGGCAGTTGAAAACAGCCGGAATTATAACAGGCAATATTGATGCTATTCAAGAAAAGCTAAAAACCTCTACGCTGCCAATAGCCGGTTTCGCTGGATTCCAGTTGTCAAAAATAGCTGGAACTGAGGCTTATGACGTTAAAGCTCTAACTGAGACAATTAAGTCCAACATTGGCTTTGATAAGCTTCAAGCAATGCGTGACGCAAGTCCGACAGGCGGCGCTTTGGGTCAGGTATCAAACACAGAAATTGGGTTCCTTCAGTCTACACTGAACAATTTAGACCAAGCCCAGTCTCAAGCTCAATTCGCAGAGCAGTTAGATATTCTGGAAAGGCAGTACAACGAGACGATGAAAAAGTTTTCTGCATATCCCGAAGAAGCAAGAAGACTTGCAGGATTTACATACGCACCAGCCGCACAGCAGCAGCCAGCGGCAAGTGGAGCGAAGGTTATTCGATATGACGCAGAAGGCAACAGGATAAACTGATGATTGAAGCGCAGCTTGCAGATGGAACAATTCTTAGCTTTCCAGATGGGACGGATCAGGCGGTTGTTGACCGCGTGGTCAAGCAGCATGTTATGGGTTCGGCCCCTCAAGACCAGATAGACACATTTGGTGAAAAAGCCGAAGATGTCGGCAGGGCTGCTGCCGCTGGATTGGGCCGTGGCGCAATTGGGCTTCTTGAGTTGCCTGAGATGGCTGGGCGTCTTGGCGTAAGAACCTACCAAGAAGCGAAGCAGTTGCTTGGTGGAGAAGTTGAAGAGGAAATGCCTGTTCTTGACACGGCAACGGGAAGAGCCTTGCGATCAGGCGTAGAGGCGCTTGGCCTTGAAGATGAGCTTGCGTATCGCGGCCAGACTAGAGGCGCTAAGTTTGCAGGAACAATAGGCGAGTTTTTACCATCTGCGATAGGCGGCCCTGCTGGGCTTGCGAGAAGAGCAGTCACTGCGACTGTAGCAGGGGCTGGTAGTGAGGCTGCTGGTCAGGCCGCAGAGGGTACTGCATTAGAAGCCCCTGCAAGGGTTTTCGGCGCGCTGCTTTCCCCATCTGCCGCCGCAAAGGCTGCGATGATGGTTTCCCCAAACAAGACATTGCAGTTTCTTAGAAAAGAAAACCTCACTAGGCCAACCGTAAAAACATTAGAGCAAGAAAAAAATAGACTCTATGACAATGTGAAAGCTGCTGGAATAACATTTGGCCCAGATGACGCTGATGATTTGATTGAACTAACTAGACGCGCCGCTGATGCAAAGGGGTATTATGATAAAACGGACAGAGCCACTAAAGAGGCTCTCGACTTTATGGAAGACCTTAGGGGCGAAACTCTTACCTTGGACAATGTTGACAAAGTTCGCAGAGAGCTTGGGAAGATGGGCAACAAGGCAAAAGATGAGCCAGCTATTTTTGAAATGATGTCAAAGGTTGATGAGTTCATTATCGCCAAGGCGGGGGATAACAATCTCCTTGCAGCGGCAAGAGACGCAAACTCAAAGTTTTCAAAGCTTAAAACCTTAGAAAATGAATTTGATAAAGCCCAACGAGCCGCCGCAAAGTCTGGGTCTGGCGGTAATATCGTAAACAGAAACAAGCAAGCAGTAGATAAAATATTAAACAATCCAAGGAAGATTGGGTTTTTTAGCAAAGATGAAGTCAAGGCTATGCGCCAATTCGTTCAAAGAGATTACGGCACAAAAGTAGGCAGGATATTAAGCAAAATGTCTCCGACAAGCGGTGGCCTTTCGGCTATGCTTAACGTCGGCGCTGTTGCTGCGAACCCAGCCTTAATTGGGTTGTCCGTTGCTGGGTTTGCCGCCAAAAGCTTTACAGACGCTCAGGTTCTTAGAGCCGCCGAGCGGCTAAAGGATCTAACTGCGTCAGGCGGCGTTGCTAAGAAGTGGCAGGAGTTGACTATGAAGGATTACCGTGACGCGGTTCTTGAGATAATCGAGCAGCCAAGACTACGAGCTGGCGGCTTTGCGGCAGAAGATGAGGAACAATAACATGCAACCACAACCAAAAGATCGCCGCGAGATAGAAAGCATTGTTCAGAATGCGATCAGCGATGCCGTTGATTTTGTAGAAAGCGAGATCAGCGAAGACCGCATAAAGGCGCAGCGCTATTACGATGGCGAGGTTGATATTGGCCACGAAGACGGGCGCAGCAAGGTTGTGTCAACGAAGGTGCGCGACACGATCCGCTCCGTAAAGCCAAGCCTGATGCGTATCTTCATGTCAACCGCGAGGCCGGTTGAGTTTATCCCGAAAGGCCCAGAAGACGTTGCGTTGGCAGAACAGGCCACCAGCTACATCCAGCATGAGTTTACGCGCCTCAACGGATACCGCGTGCTGAACGACGCCTTCCAAGACGCTATGGTCAAGAAGCAGGGCATCGTGAAGGCGTATTGGCACGACTACCCCGTGGCCGAGATATACACCTACACCGACTTGTCTGATGACGAATACACGTTTCTGATCCAAGAAGATGACGTGGAAGTGATTGAGCATACGATGGAAATGTCCATCGAAATGGATCAGATGGGCATGCAGATTGAGCTTCCTATTCATTCGGTCAAGATTAGCCGCACAGAAATGAAGGGCGAGCTGCGCATGGAAAGCGTGCCGCCGGAAGAGTTTTTCGTAAACCGCGACTGCCGCTCATTTGATGACGCATATGTCGTGGCCCACCGCACAGACATGCGCGTTGGCGATCTGGTTGAGATGGGCTTTGACTTTGACGTCATATCTAACCTGACGCCGTTTGACGGCACAAACGACATGACCGGCGCAGAGGTGCTTGAGCGCCAAGGCTACGAGGAAGACTTGTCGGATGAAGACGAGCTAGATCCAGCCATGAAGCTGGTTGGCATCACAGAAGCTTACATGCGTATGGACGTGGACGGAACAGGCGTGCCGGTGCTGTACAAGTTTCTGTGCGGCGGCACATCATACGAGCTGCTAGACTTCATGCCGTGCGACGAGATCCCGTTTGCCAAGTTTGAAATAGACCCAGAGCCACATAGCTGGTACGGCCACAGCCTTTCTGAGCTGGTGGAAAACGATCAAGACGCAGCGACGTCTATTCTGCGTGGCATCTTGGACAACGTGGCGATGACCAACAATCCCCGCATTGGGATTGTAGACGGCGCAGTAAATATTGACGATGTGCTGAACAACGAAATCGGGTCACTTGTGCGGATGCGCCAAGCCGGATCTGTGCAGGATCTGAGCGTGCCATTTGTTGCCGGACAGACGCTATCCGCGCTGGCATATATGGATCAGCTCACAGAGCAGAAGACAGGCGTTACAAGCGCCTCTGTGGGGCTTAATCCTGACGCATTGCAGTCTACCACAAAAGCAGCCGTTCAAGCGTCTGTGCAGGCTGCTGCGGGCCAGACAGAGGTGATGGTGCGTAACTTGGCTGACGGCCTGCGTGACTTGTTTGGCGTCATGCTGCGCCTGATGAATAAGAATATGGACGAGGAAAAGATGATGCGGATGAACGGGCAGTTTATCCCCGTCGATCCACGCGTCTGGGATACGTCTATGGACATCAGCATCAACGTCGGGCTTGGCACAGGCCGCGAAGAAGAAAAGCAGATGGCGTTGCAACAGGCGTTGCAGATGCAGCAGATGGTTTACCAGCAATATGGCCCAATGAACGGCTTGGTGAGCTTGACCAATATCCGCAACACGCTGGCAGACAGTCTGGCGCTGTCAGGCGTGCGCAATGCCGACCGTTATTTCGCGCCGATTACGCCGGAAATCGAAATGCAGATGCTACAGATGCAGCAGCAACAGCAGGCCATGATGGCGCAGCAGGGTCAGGCGCAAGATCCAAACGCCGCATTCTTGCAGGCTGAGCAAATGAAAGCGCAGGGCAAGATGCAGTCTGACATGATGAAATTGCAGCTAGATGCGCAAAAAGCAGCCGCAGATGATGACCTGAAACGCGACCAGATGGCTCAGGATCTGATGGTGGATGCCGCTAAGATATATGGCCAATACGGAACCGCAGTGGACACGGCTCGTATCAAGGCAGAGCAGGATAAAGTTCGCATGATCGGCGGCATGGCGCAGGGCGTGCAGCAGTGAGCGCCGACATCCGCATACAAGCCGATGACGCAAAGCGGCTAAAGAATGACACAGCGTTTCAGACGTTTGTGGACGATGTTCGTGAAGAGCAAATGCGTATCTTCGCCAACAGCGCAGCCTCTGACATAGAGATGCGCGAGGAAGCGCACGCGATACTGCGTGCGTTAAACAAGATCGGTGACGCACTCGACGCTGCGATTGCAGCAGAGGTCATTTTAGATCGCAAACAAAGGAACTAGCACCGTGGAAGCGACTAGCCTAGAAAATGCCGTAGAGGCAATGTTGGCCCCAGAGCCAAGTGAAGAAAATCAAAGCGAAGCAGTGGAAGCAGCTGAAACGCCAACTCAAGACGTTGAGAGCGAAGCAGTTGAAGATGTTGCGGAGAGCGATGATGACGTCGAGGCATCCGGCGAAGACATAGAAGACGCAGAATATGTCGAAGATGACCAAATTGATGACGAAGACCTAGTAGAGGCGGCTGAAGACACTAACCTCATCCCCGTTACAGTAAACGGCAAAGAAGAGCGTTGGACACTGGATCAGTTAAAGCAATCTGCTGCGGGTCAGGGTTACATCAATCAAAAAATGCAAGAAAATGCTGCCTTGGAAAAGCAATACAAGCAGCAGGCTCAAGCATTGGCCCAACAGCAGCAACAAGTCTTGGCTATGTATCAACAAGCCCAGCAAGGTGGTCTGCAAGCCCCAACCCCACCGTCGAAAGAGCTTTTTGACCAAGATCCAATCGGATACATGGAAGCGAAGCTCACATATGACGAGGCAAAGGCCGCGCACGACCAGCAATTAGTACAGCTGCGGGGAATGCAGCAACAGCAAGCGCAGCAACAGCAAGCGGCCAGACAGGCCCATCTTGCGCAGCAAGCGGAAGTGTTGAAGCAATATATCCCCGAAATCGTAGACCCCGAAAAAGGCGAAAAGCTGAAGGCGGGGATCATTGACACAGGCGTTCACTATGGCTTCACGCCAGAGGAAATGGCTGGCGTCACTGATGCGAGATATGTGCGGGCGTTAAACGACGCACGTAAATATCGCCAACTAATTGCCAACAAAAAGAAGTCTCAGTCAAAAGCTGATGGCGTTCGACCCGTTGTCAAAGCTGGTGCAAAGAAACGCCCAGATGGACAGGCTGCTACCCGTAAAAAAGCGCATCAGCGCTTGCAGAAGACAGGCTCAATCGATGACGCATTGAGCTTGATGTTAAAAAGCTAACTCCTTGAAAGGAAACGATAATGGCACAACCGGCCAACACATTCGACACATATGATTCCGTAGGAATCCGTGAAGATTTAGCAGATGTAATCTACAACGTAGACCCATCTGAAACCCCGTTTTACAGCAAGTCTGCTAAAACAAAAGCCAAGAACACTCTGGTTGAGTGGCAAACACAGGCGTTGCGCGCATCTGCGGTAAACGCTCACATTGAAGGTGACGCAACAGCTGCCGATGCGGTCACTCCAACTGTACGCCTTGGCGCACGCACACAGATATTTAAGAATGCTGTGGTTATTTCTGATACGGACGAAGCGGTAGACAATGCCGGTCGTGCGAAGGAAATGGCCTATCAGACATTGCTCATTGCTAAAGAGCAAAAACTGGACATTGAAAAAGCTCTGTTTGCCAACCAAGGACACGTAGTAGGCTCCAATACTGCTGCGCGTAAAACTGGTG